GCACGCTCGTAGTGCATAGGTCGCTCGTGTTTCTTTAGCAACAAGGTTGTTACTTGTTCAGGGTTTAGTTTATCCAATAGTGTCATTGTCTAATTCATTAATGAGTTTAGTAATAAATGCTTGAAAGTTATGGCTGCCGTACTCGTTACGCAATACTTCAGCAGTATATTTTGCAAAGTCCTGAACGTGCATATCTTCTTGCAACGCTTCTGCAATACGTCTTGCTTGAGGACTACAATTGTTGTTTATCAAGTTCATAATTAAACGTTGTCTTGTTCTGAGTCACGTAAAGCATCGTAAGGACAAATCTCAAAGTCATCGACTTCGTTACGCCTCATATACCACTCCTCGCCATAATACTTTTCCTCTTGGTAAAGTTCGGTAAAGTAAGTCAGGTACTTGTTGGTGTACATATAGATGCCTGTCTTGTCGTTAATCATTTCTTCGTAAGTAGGCCAAGCCTTCTCATTAAGTTCGTCATACCACTCCTTTAATTCTTCACCTTTGACGGTTGTGATACGATAAGCTGAAGAGTTGTAGTCCTTCGTTCCGTAATAGACTATAAAGTCGTTCTTGTCGTGTAATTCGATTGATTTAATAAAGTACATAATGTTAATAATTTAAGACGAATATAAACATTCTATTCTAATATGCAACACCTAACTGAAAAAAAATTATCTTAGAGTATGTTCACATTGGAGATCACTACATTAGACGGTCAGCAAACCGTTGAGTTGCCGTCCGGATGGCACGAAGTCAGTTACACATATTATAAAGAACGCATTGCACCCTTTGCACAAGCAGACGAGGATGTTGTAAAGAACAACGTTAAACTTGTTTGCTCTATGCTCGGCATTAACGCAAGTGAGGCCAATGTAATGGAGTTTTCTGCTATACTTGGCAACCTTATGGTATGGATGGAAGAAATGCCACAGGTCAAAGAGTTTTGGCACAATGACGTTATGTATCAGTTACCAGTGCTTGGTAAGGCACAAGCAGGTGATAAGCCATTTATGACTGTGGGAGATTGGGAAAACGCCAACGATGCAATGAAATTCTTACAGGACTCAGATTATGATCAAGAAGATAGTGCAGACGTTGGACTTGTATTGTTGGCTGCATTGGCACGTGGCCCTGAGGAAGTGACAGATATTGAGTTTGCACGTAGACTAAAGGAATGGCAGGACATCAATATGGATGCAATACTATCCGCCTCGTTTTTTTTTCTTTTGTTCAATCACACATTCAAGAAGGATATCCAGCATTCTTTGACAGAACTCACGAAAAGAGCCAATCTTCTGCTCCCAAGTATCACTTTGGATGGACTACGATGGTTGCTCGGCTCGCATCCGCAGGTATATTTGCAAAGCCTGCTGAGAAAGGAAGTGTCATAGAACACACCTATCAAGCCTGTCTCTTAGAGTTTATGAAATACGGACAGATTTACGCTTCTGGAAGCCTATAAGTCCATTAGGCAGTTAATTGCTGTGTGTCCGCCTATAACAACACCACAGCCAATTGCTTGTTTCTTGTAGTTTTTAGCGTATGCCATTGCATAGCTTTCACGATCAATACCACAACCTACCTGCATTGCAAGTATCTTAAACTTATTGCCAACCATCCACTCAGTATAGGCCTGTGTGTGAATATGCCCTTGTACAGTTGACTGCATATCGTTCTTGGCTCGTGTGCGTGCCGTGCCTCCTTCTCCGTGTACGTACTGCACATTGTCATAGACTACTCTGTCTGCCCAATTCCAATTTGTACCAAGCACCTCATTGTACGACTTTATCCATTGCTGTGGAATTGCAGAAGTAAATGCTTTGCGCATTATCATTCTGTCGTGGTTTCCAATAATAACATCAGCAACAGGAAACGCATCGGCCCAATCCTTTAGTCTGTCAATGGCAAGTTGCAACTCCTCGCCTCCACCGTATCCGTTTGGACTTGTCTCGTGGTAACTGCTATAATGTGAGTCTATGCAATCTCCAATAAATACAACTTGATTGCAATTATGGCGAGAATAAACGTCTTGACAAAATCCCAAATATCCATCAATAGAAAATGGCTCGTGTATGTCTCCAATAACAAGAATCCTTCGTTCATCACGTGTAATATTTTCAAATGCTTTTCTGCGTTGTCCGCTTAGTCTTGGCCTGATTTCTGACATATAGTTTTGATTGTATTAAATAATGCACCAACAAGTGACTCCTGAAATTGCAGGTTTATCATTCGACTATAATCATAGTATAAGTCAACACTCCCTGCATAAATAACAAAAGACGGACATTTTGGTTTCTTTAAAATAGCGTGTTCGTGTTCCAAATCATAGCAAACCTTTTCAACAGGCATTTGCCAGCCTTCCATATTAATGCACATTTCTTCGTGTAGCAATTCGCCTATTTCCTCGCTGCCTTCTCGTATGTTTCCTAAGATGCGTATTCCAGAACGTTCGTGTGTTCCTGTATAGATAGATAAGGCAAACGTATCATAAGCCATTGTATAGCTGTTTAAACGCTGCACACGTGTACACTCGGATACATTGCTTAGTTCAGGACAAATGTTAGTGTAGTGTAGCGTCTCGTAATCTAACTCTCTCTGAAGATCATTGCATATCCAACGACTAAAATTCCCACCGTTAAGGATGCCGTGTCTAAACTCAGGAGAGTGTTTGCCATTGTACTGACCTGCAATAGTACCTCCACCTTCAGGATTTAAGATTACCATTGATAAACTTTTTGACTGTCGATAATAGTCCTGTGCCTGTTTGCCGTTGTATGTTCTCATAAACACTTAGCATTTCTGTTGATGCGATTACACTACTAACCGCAAAGGATACAATCAACTTACCCTCTGGTAAATAAATAAGATCAAAAGCGTGTGCTAAAAGTATAGCAATAAAATACGCAATTAATTTATCAATTGTCTTACGTACACCACGACTAATAAAACGCATATTAGAGGCTTTCCAACCTGTGTAAAGGTCAGCGACAACTAAAGCAATAGTGAATACAAGATACCACGCAATAGGCAGTAAGAACCAACCAATTGCTGTAAGTATCGTTGAAAGTATGCTTTTATGTATCACTTTTTTTTGCACTTCTACGAAGTTTCCGCTCTGCTCTTAATTGCTTCCGCTTAATTCGAGTTGCACGCAATTTTGCTCGTGCTTCTTTTGCAGGTCGCTTAATCTCTAAGCGTGTTGCCTGGTTGTCTGCCATTGTTGGCAAAGCCTTACCAAAGCCTGCAAGGAACTCAATAAGCGAGGCAAGTAATTTACTTAGCACTCTTCTTGTCCTCCTTCTCCACTTCTACAAATAAACGCTCCTCGATTGCATCAGGCAACAACTCAAGTATACGCTCAAGTATTTCATCGTCTTTTTTAGACTTCGTTAATGGTGCAATATATCGGTCATAAAACACGACAGCACCTAAGAGGATTGAAGCAATTTGCCATCCCCAAGTTTGAATAAATTCTACTATTGAACTCATACTACAAATATTGAATTGGTTATAAAATCGGAATCGTTCTGCTCAGTCCATCCATACGTATTTGCATTATCACGTAGGTAGTCAATTAATCGTTGACGTAGTTGTTGAACTAACGTTTCGTTTTGTTTGTGTGCAACCATACGAGCCTCATCAGTCGCAGTTGCGTTTGGTGTGTTTGGATATGCTGCACCTACATTACTAATGCGTGGACTGTTATTAGCCAATACAAGCGATTTAACGCCATAAGCAAGCAAAGGCTTTACGTAGGTATCTCTTAGCGTTATCTCGTCAGCAGATGGACTCCCACCGCTTACTGAGGCATATAACGTATCGCCAAGAATAGCCTTAATTGTATTGTCCTCAATCAAGTCAATGAATCGTGCTTTAATATCGGCAGGATCAAAGTTAGCGTAAAACGCTTCTGTTACTATATCACTCGCTGTCATCAACGCCATAGCCTAACTCTTTTTGTATTTCAGATAATGGAACGGCCTCGTCTACTTTTGCTTGGCTTACATAGTCAAGTGCTGTAAACATTGGCTTGTTCTCAAACATAATTGGAGACTGCTCTGCAAGTTGGTAGTACTCCGTGCCTTCTAAGGTATGCAAATAGGTGTGTAGTATCTTCTCTTGTAATGGCTCAATCTCGTATTGCATTACTCGTCTGTGGTGATTTTCTACTTCACGCACGTTGCCAAGTTTGCCTGCTTCTTCAACACCCATCAATGAAGGATGCCATCCTGCTGCCATTATAATGTTACGCTCACAGGTACGTCCTAAGTCTTTAAACGCACCGTCAGTTGGCAAGTTGTATTGTACAAGTGATAGCTTACCATCACCTCCAGAAATGTTTACAGGTGTGCTTGGCCCAAATGCAGACTCGCCTTTTAACTGCTCACGGATACGATCACGAATCTCTTTAGCTGTATCGTCATCAGGTGTGAATGGCATCTCAACGTTTAGGATACCGCTAAGATGGATGCTGTTCTGGAGGTGTGTGTAGTTAAAGCGTGGCAGCAAGTTCTCAAGGATTGCATCGTAATACGCACCTGTCCAATTGGCTCGGCCATAGACTTGCATTGCAGGCTCGTAATCACCTATGCGATGCACACAAACCTTCTTAAAAACTCGGTCTTGGTCATCGTGAAAATCCTCATAGCCAAATCCTGATAAAGGTAGTCTATAAGGTCGGTACTCATTGCGTGAGTAATGTGCCCAATTCTTAGATACCCATACAGCCGTTGGCTCAAGGTATTCGTCAACATCGGACGAGAAACGTACTTGCGAAGCATCTAAGTGCATTGCAAAACTACGCTCTTTAATTGGTGTGTTGCCTGCGTACTCGATGTATCGGACTTCTTTAATAAATCCCTCACCGTGTAGTTGTACGTCTAAAGCAACACGATAAATAAGTTCTCTAAGATCATAGTGAGTCTTAGGACTCGTAAACTTATCAATCTTCTTTTGTAGACTCTCGTTCTCCGTCTTGAGATCCGATGCTACCAGGTTGCTCTTCTGTGATAGGACTGCTCTTAACGTCTTTGAGTTCTGATATGCTTCCGCTATCCTCTGAGGAAACAGCCCTGCGTTTCCGTCCTCTCCCCACTTTATCCACTTTGTTCCCCTGTAACCCACTATCTCCGAGCCCATTGTTGGCTTTTCGTGACTTGCGTCCAGAAGGTTTAGTATCTGGAATGCACTCAAAGAATTTAGGGAATTGTTTACAGGTTTTTTCATCGTAAGGATTTGAGCCGTCTAAAGGGAATACAAGGGTAAGCCCACCCCCAACGAAGGAGATGGACTTGCCTATGTATTGTGATTTCACCTTGCAGTTGCAAGACATATTATTCAGTTGGAGTTAATAACTCTGCAATCATCAAGTCGGTGTCGGTAATAGCACCTCCACTTCCTGTTAATTCAGATATAACAAAAGCAGGTTGCTCTTGCTCTCCCATTAGAGAAAGTTCAAAAGTGTTAGCATCTGTTCTTACAGAACCTGAACCACCATTTAATGAACCGAACTCAAGAGTACCAAGTTCTTGCTGGTCGCCTCCTAAGAAACGCAACAATCTACCTGTTCCAAACTCTTGGATAACTGCAACTAACTCACAAGTCTCACGCACTTGCTCTAAGGCGTAAAGTTGTGCAGATGTTGGTGCAGGTACGTTCATAAAGATGTTAGTACTCGTAACATCTACTCCATTGTCCTGCCTCTCAGTATTAGACTCATAGCGAGCCTCTCCTTTCTTAAATTTAAACTCAACAAATCCTTCACCTGCTCCTGTCGCAACAAAGTCGATGTCTGTCACATCGTGCTTGTCCGTTGTAACGTCAAACGTTACTGTACTAATTTTTGCAAGGTCGCAAAGCAACAGTCGTTTTATACCGCCTGCTGTTCTGTTACACTTGTCTACTGTTAAACTACTTAAAGCCATTTTTTATTTATTTAATAGGTTAAAAAATTAGCTTAGAAGTGTGATGCTTTTACCATCAGAGATATTTACATCAAAACAAAAGTCTAAGCGGTATCGAATAGTACGTGAAGCGTTAACAGATGCTTGGTCTGCAATCAATACACTATTAAGATCACTCAACAACGGAGTGGCAAAGTGTAGGTTAGCAACACGTGATACAACAACTGCGTTAGGACGCATCTCTGGAATCTCATAAACAGGGTAACCTAAGTATGAAAGTTGGTAATCAGCAGAGTATACTGACGGAGAGTATGCAGCTTCGGCTTGTGCTATTTTGTAAGCAGCAGCAATGCGAGAAGGAACATAGATTGCAGTATCAGGAGCAAGGCGGATAGAATCAGCCATTGCCTCATAAGCAGCCTCTAATGCTTTAACAACATTGTTTTTGTTAACGCAAGTTAACGTACCTGCTGACCAAGTACCTAAAGAAGTGCTGTTTAAGTCAATTGTGATATCGTTAGTAGCAACAACAGTAATGGTAAAAGTTTTACCGTCTTGAGTGTTCCAAGTACCACCTGCAAGTCCCTCTAAAGTTACTTTGTCTCCAACTGCATAATCTGCACCACTTGCGACAGAAATTACAGCAGAAGATGCCTCAGTAGCAGCACTAATAGACTGCTTGTAAGTGCCTCCAACAGCAACGTCATTAACTGAAGAATCAGCTAACATTTTGTCAATTAGACCTGTTACAGCGTTAGAACCACCTTGTGCAATACCTTGAGAAGAACCGAACTGCGTGATAGCAGAAGCAGATCCGCTCCAGATGCTTGCGCCAACAAAAAGCGATGCTTTACGTGCAAAGTGAGCATTGAAAGCATCCTCTAAAGAAGCAGGTGCAGCGAAGTCTCCTGCTGCTCCTCGTGGTTGCTGAGAAGCGAGCCAAAAGTTATCAAGGTTTTTGTAGTCAATCTCTGCGTTGATCATATACTTTCCAAGTGTAAACTTAATCTCACTTAGGTTAGTAGTTGATGAACTTGAGAATGCTCCGTTTGCATCGTCAATAGATACAGAAGAGTCAGCAAATACTGCTGTCGCTTTGTCATCTACGTTTGTGTGCAAAGTAACGTATCCGTTTTCAATTGTTCGAGCACCTAAAACGGAAGATGCTATGACAACATCGCTAAAATATCCTGCGTATGTTGAACTGTTTAAACTAATATTTGCCATTATTTTTTAAATTTTAGGGCGTTTTGAATTGCAACTTCTTTCCAATCTAATTTTGTTGCTTTATTGTCAGGAGTGTGCACTTTCATAGCAGCACGCTCTTCTTTTAATTCTTCCATTTGAGCTTTTAACTCGGCTACAACGTGAGAAAGAGTTTCAACTTCAGACTTAACCTCAGTCTCTGCTTCTGCTTCAACCTCAGTCTCAACTGATGCTTGTGCTTCTTCTTCTTCTTCGTACATAGCTTCTTCTTCTTCTTCTTCTTCCATTGCCTCAGGCTCTTCTGCTACACGCTCCTCTAATGATCCTAAAGCGATAAGTAGAGCGTGGTCATCCATTGGGATAACTGCAACCTCTGGAGAAGACATATACTTCTCTGCGCCTTCACCAAGTTTAACACATACCTCATTAACTCCTTCTACATTATCGGCTAATGCCTTAACGAGTTCAAGTTTAGCAGATACATCTAAACCAAGTGCAAGGTCTTTAATTTCGTCAGACGTTAACGCCTCAACGATTTGACTTTTAGTCTTGAACATTGCTGTGATTTTTGTGATTAAAGATGAATGTAAACCGCCAACTTGCTCCTCACTGTAATCTACTTTATCGGCAAAGCCTAACTCTACTGCTTCCTCAGGCG